TGGGATATGTCCGCGCTCAATTCTAGAAAGCGTTGTAGGGCTAATTCCGATTTCATTTGCTGCTGCCCTGATGCCCATGCTGCCTCGTCTTCTGAGTACGAGTTTCGCTAGATCATCATATTGCATAACTAGTGCGCTTAATAAATTTTGGTGCTGCTTTAAACTTTCGATCAGTCCTTTCGACATAATCAATCAGTTCTTGAGTTGAGTAGCCTGCCATGTTGGTTCTAGTTGCTTTCATTTTGCTGCCCCTTTGGTTGTTAGGCTTCGTACCTGTAGTAAAGATCAAGAAACTTTTCCTGCTCGTTTCTTGGCAGGCAATTTACTTCCGTATCTAACCAAACTGCTTGTTCTGGCAAGAAACTTTTCCTGCTCGTTTCTTGGCAGGCAATTTACTTCCGTATCTAACCAAACTGCTTGTTCTGGAGTGATATCCTCTCCCCAAAAGTTCGCGATGCTTATAAGTGATTTTGCGTTATACATGGTCTTCTCCTTGATGCCCCTATTTCTAGGGGCTGATTATTATTAGAATACAGTTGATAAAACCTCAATACTAGCTGCGGCGTGACTATCCACAAGAGGCTTCAATTTGCGGATTGCACCTCTGAGAGTGGTAGCACCCTGGATCTCATCCTTTATATCGTGATCCGTGTAGCACTCAAGGATTACGTCCCAGCCAGCGTTGTAATGCTCGGGTTTGGCGATGTATTCCTTGACTTGCTCAACCAACTTGTCCATCAGCGTATCGTCGCCGAAATCACGGAGCCAGTTGCGATACCAATTACCTAACAACATCCGCTGCTGACCCTTATTGAGATGTGACCACCGTATAGACAGATCGCTGACTGCAGCCTCAGATTTGGTTTGTGTTGCTATATGCTGATAGGTATCTTCAACCGACATACCGGCCAATTCCTGGGATACCGGATCACCATTGTGTAGTGATACCCGGCCCTGCGAAGTTACCGTCTTCTTGTAGCGAGCCTTGTATTTTTCTTTAACAACACTGCCACCTTCGGCCTCTTCCTCAGCTTCGGCGTCCTCGTCCTCGGCGTCCTCGTCCTCCAGGCTCTCAGGGTAATCATCCCCGTCCTCGTAGTCTTCCTCTTCCTCCTCGTAATCTTCCTCCTGGTCCTTGACGCGAATCTGGTTCCACCAATAGTCAGTCACTCTGAGCAATTGCGGCTGGATAACCACTACCAACTCACCAGTATTGATCTCGCAAATCGTGACTTTCTTGAGCTTGGCGTCGTATAGGAAAACCTCACCTACCACCCAATCACCAGTACCAGTGGCATCTACGGTGACTTTAGCCCCGATAGCAATGCGCTTAACGGGCTTGCATGATTTTTGAAAGTCTGCATCCAATAAAATATCCATCATCTGTAATATCCTCTATAATCTATTATGTTTAAAAAAATACTGCAGGCCCATTTTAACACACAGAATAGGGTCAATACAATATATTTCAAGAATCCGGTTTCGGCGTCGGGTAGACCGTGGGTCGGAGTTCTATTAAGTCCAAATCCTCCAAGTATGAACTATTACGACTGGCAATTTGAATTGACGAAAGTATATCGAACCTGGCCTGGGTCGCATCTTCATCGATCGGAGTGTGTTTGGCCAGATGTTCCCAAAGCCAGTGCAGACTATCTTGCTTTATTTGTATTCCAATCATTTGATATTCCTCTTTAAGTCTTTAATAAAAGTTTTATTTGGGATCGATCTAGAGTACCTGCTAATATGCACCAGGAACGCTTCTCCGTCCTGTCCTTCAACGATGCGGGATAAATCGGTATATTCAGTCCCACCCCTCACCAAAAAGCAGGAAAAGCCTCTCCTGGTCTTCCTTAGGGCAAAATTGCGCTGCTGTACCGTCCATTGATGGCCCCACTTGGCTTCCAGGAAACAGCATTTGCCGCCGTCAAAAAAGACAATCCAATCCGGCCAGCCGAGTTCCCCGGTCTTCATTTCGACGCGGTGGGCATCCAGACACGGAATGGACCTCAAAGCCTTGGATATCCTTTCGTTAATCTTTTGCTCAGGTTTCATCGTAGAAATCGTTTAACTCGACTGGGACGTGATCTACTAAATCCTGGAATAGCTCTTCGGCGTGGGGCCATCTCTTAAGCTTATCACGCAATCTTTCGTATACCGATTGTGAATGCTCGGTGTGTGATCTGTGCTGATACAGAAACCAAACCGCCTCTACTAAATCCGCTTGCCGTACAATGTCAAGCACTTCGGGCTTAAAATCACCGGATATTAGATCATTGAAAGACATTGAGGATTCAACCTCTTCAATCTTGCCGCGAATTTTCAGCACATCTTTCACTGGCGTTGGAATGTCACCCATCACAACTTCCGGCATATCATGCACCAAAGCAGCTCTGAGTACCCCGTCCATTATTTCGCGGTATTTCATCGCATCTTCCAAGTCGCGATACGCTCTCTGCCCCCAGTGAATTCTATTGACCAGCTCGATAGCCAGCACCATTACACCATATGTGTGTTCGGCTACACTCTGCGGCCTCAAGGTGGCCACTATTTGCCATCTCTTAACATCAGCAGCCCGAAGTACATCTCCCGCGCTCAATTTTTTCATACGTGCTTCAGCAACCCCTCTTTATTAATTTCCCACTCTCGACCTTCGTTAATTGCCATTTTATCGTGTGCAGCTTGCACGATATCTATTCCGCGAAGCTTCGCACAGTCTAGAATCAGAATAAACACATCAGCCCACTCCAGCGGATCATCGATACCGCCATTCAAAAGCTCCGGAATTTCTTCGTATACCAACTTTTTTAATGCGTCTTCCGGCGTTCGGTCTGGTATAATTCGGTCAGCCCAACGAAAAATTCTAGCCTGGGCCGAATCGAGAGTCAATACCTCTTCTTCTTTCCCGGAAAATCGCATATCGTTATACTCGGGTTTGTTGGTAATGTACCATTCCAACATCATCAGACACGAGGCGGCGTGAGCGAAATGTGAAGCTCCAGATTCCGGGTCCGTAAATTCACCCTCGGCGATGCTGTGTGCGTGTCGCTGCAACGAATCGTACAACTTGCTCCATGGCATACCTTCCATCCAATTGGCTTCACCATATTTTTGTTCGCCAAAATCCAGGACTTCGGCCATTCCCCTAACAAAAGCTGGGTCAACCAGGCTCATTTTGGGTTTTCCACTATCAAATTTTTTCGCTGACATCCACCACATCTCCCTCTGCTGGGCCGTAACCCAAAAATTTAACACCACCACACCCAACAGTGCGACTGTGCAAGTTTATTATTTCTGTGATTAATTTCAAGGTACTCTCATTACAGTAATTCGCGAAATTCAAAAATACTTCATCGGGGCGGACCTGACGCATGGCCTCCCAAGATTGTTTCTGTGAGAATTCAAAAATACGTCGTGGCAATTTAGTTACCGTGGTCAATTCTTGATCCTGGTTTAAATCCTTGAAAGTAATCTCGTTCTGATCTGGGTAGCTCGGACCAGACCACCCGACCATGTTGCCCTCGGCGTCGTGCCGATTTGCCACCCGGATCGGATAAGTCCGCATACACCCAACCACTTTATCAAGCATACCAATCGGTATTGCGCAATCGCTCAAAATCTGGGCCGGGGTACACTCGCGTGATGTTGTATAAGGGTAAAAGCCATTGTTGATCCCGAGACTAAAACCCTGAGCACCCTCAATTTGAACGCGCTCAGCGTTGTCGACCACCGCATTATATACTGATTTAGAAACCACCTGGACCTTAGCACCACAATCTGCAAACATGAGCTTAATTGTGTCTTTGAAATCGTGGGCTATGATCTTTGATTTGGGTGATCGTTTCACCTTCTCGATCAAAGCGGAACCGCAGCCTTTGGCAGTAGAACCAATACCCAGCATGGTTTGTTGCTCTTCTTGCACATGCCGATCTTGAATTATGGTTGCATTTTCGTGTATTAGCACTGTGGAATTGCGTAGCAAATAAGAACACGCCGTAACTTCTTGTTTCAACTTTGACAGACCAATCTGCGAACCGGGTCCAAGTAATACATGGCGCAATTTAGGTGATACAATGCCATTGGCAAGCATACAATGAATGTATACCTTTTGTTCTTGGAGTATTGTTTTCTCAATAAAGGTATGACCGGCATTCATACTCCAAGAAGTCACTAACACGTCGGGCTGATCCCTTTTCGCAAGATAACCGGCAATAAGTCCCTTTCCCGTAGAACCAAATTGCATGTCGCAGATAAGTGTGGTGTTTTTGTGCTTTGGTAACATTGTTATCTCCTGTTAGAATGGTATATCTTGGTCAGTATCGATTGAATCAGTTGGCAAAATCGGTGCTGGCTCTTGTGCCTCAAATGACAAGCTCAACATCTTCTGTCCGGCCCTGGCACCCTGTTTGATGACGTTGGTCCAGGCAGATAACCTAAAATTGTGCACACCATCACACCCTGGGCATTTGATATCCGCCCCGCCAGTAGAAGACGGCGACCTGTCACTAGTCTTTTTATTATTGGCGAACAATACGCCTCTATTGGTGTTGTCATAATCAGTCATTCTAGCACTCCGTAAAAGAAGGTGAGACAGTTGCATCCCACCAGTTTGATGAAAGATCGGAAAAATCGATCCTTAATGGAACCCTCAATCTCGGCTGGTCTTCTATCATACGCTTGATTTCATGCAGATGGTGTGCAGACCCAAACGACATTGATAACGAGTATTCGTCATGGATGTTGAGTAATAAATGAGAGTCCGGGTCGTTGGCCTCTAAGTATTCGCAAATGTTGCAGATATTAAGCTTATTTAAATCGCCAGCACTCCCTTGATAGACCAACCCGGAAGCCTTGTGTGTGAATTTACCACCCGGAAATCTAATATGCCGTCCGAGTAGTGTTTTCACATAACCCCGGCTCGCCGCGATTGACTTTGCTTGCTTAGAAATCTGTTTCACGCCTGGAATCAGCCTGTAGTATTCATCAATCACCGCCTGGGCCTCGGGTCCGGCTTTCTTAAATTCGTGCCTCTCATTTCCAATCTTCATTTCTTCAATGGTATAAGGCAGACCCATTGCGCTAGCCAGTTCACCACCACCCATATTGAACACCATAGCGAGATTCATCTGCTTTGCGTTCCTCATATCACCAGATTTCTTCGCGTCTCTCGGCAACCCGGTCAAATCGGCCACTACTTGATGACCATCGAGATTGGGATTTTGACGATAAGCATTTACAATTTTGGGGTCATTGACGTAGTGATGGAAAATTCTAAGCTCGTGTTGGTCTAAATCACCGTAGGTCCAGCCCTGGTCATCATCTGGAATGAATATGGGCCGCACAATTTTCGCCACCTGCTTATCTCTGCTGGGTATTTGTTGCAATGCCGGGCCGTTGTAACTCAGTCTTCCAGTGCCAGTGCCGCCGCCGGTTCCCTTGGTTTGATTAATGTTGGGGTGAACTCTTCCATTGTGGGCATGACCTATGATATGGCTACCAATAAACGTATCACGCGTCTTTTTTAATTTACGCAGGTTCAAAATCAGGGCCGCACATGGGTGCTTCATCCTTCCCAAAGCTTCCGCGTCAAGACTCGGTTTACCCGCACCAGTGGCAGAGACTATAGTGCCGTCTACGCATTTGAATTCACCAGCCCCGACTTCCACAGGTTTGAACAATTCGTGAATAGACCCGGATGGATTGGGATTTATCTCTGTTCCAGCCTTTTGGTTTAATTGATCTTGCTTGAAATTAATTTCAGAGTTCAGCATTTCAGACCTTGAATCCGCCTCGTCTAGGTCGACGGCGATTCCTCGACGTTCCATGTTGTAAATATGACGGAATAATCTGCATTCCAGGTCATACACCTGCCGCAAATTCTGGTCGTCAATCTCTTTGATCTGTAACAGATGTAATTTTAGTGCTAACTCCGCATCAATGCAAGCATACGGTGCAACCAAATAAGACGGAGCGGCGGCAATATTGCGCATTTGTACATTGCGGGTCGCCTGGCCCCCAAAAATATCGGCAAGCTGCTGGTATAACTCACTGTGTTTATTTTCGTTCAGATAATCACCGGCCAATGCGTCCAGGCTATATGACATTCGATGTTCGTCAATTAACGCTGCGGCGATCATTGTACAGCGCACACGATTTAAATCAAACTTGATCTTGTCATTTTCCAACATATGCAAATCAAACTTCACATTGTGATTGACCAGGAAAAAATCCGGTGAATTGTCGCGCAGCCAATCGTAATACTGCGGCTGTTCTCTGACGTCAAAATAAGTGCTATCGACACTCTGACTTTGCGGATTGACCCACGCCAGGGCAACCCCAAATACTTTGTCGTGCAGCCAATTCACGCCGTTCGTTTCAACATCAATGCACACCAGCTTAGATGCCTTAATTTCACTCATCACCACATTGCCCATCTCGCGCTTAGTCATTACAGTAGCTCCAGAAGTGCGTTGTCAGATTGCACGATGGTTAACTTGCGCTTGGTACGCGTCACTCCAACATAGAAAGTGCGCAACTCAGAATCAAAATCCAGACTCTCTGCCGTTCTTTGTGTGCGACCATTCAACAAAACAACATGGTCAGCCTCTCTGCCTTTTGAACCGTGAATTGTGCAAATTCTAATGGTAGGCTGAACGGCCAGTGTACCAAATTCTGCCAATACCAACTCCAGATATCGCTGATTGCGACTTTTGACAGCTAAAGCTCTTTGCCATGTAACACCCTCGGCTAATAGAACGTCAATGTTTTTATCAATTTGTGTTCTGTACATTTGTTTGGCCACACGTGCAATTGCCGACACGTTCCTGGCGTTCAAAGGCTCCGCGTCCTCATCCTTGAATGCGCGTTCGGCTTTTAACCACAGACTAACAGCTTTCGCCTGGTAATCTTGCAATGCCCCAGGCCAAGCTCCCTCTGCTATATACGGGGTTCCATTGGTGATAAGCTGATCTTCAACACCTTCGCGCAGCGAGTGATTTCGGACTAAGATCAGAGTGTCATCCCCGTGTGAGAAATCGACCAATCTAGCATCGCCACACTTCTGAATCAAACCAACATCATCTCGAGGTAGATACTTTTTAACAACTCGATTCTTAACACCACTGATAAGCTTCGTGGCAAGCTGGTGGACCGTCGCGGGTACGCGATAACTCTGTGAAAGCACCACCTGCTCAGATTCATGTGCCGCCGCGAATTTAGGCATACCGCGAGGGTCTGCGCCACCCCACTTGTAAATAGCCTGGTCATCATCCCCCGCCAGTGTTATTTCGGATATAAACGGAACCCAAGATTCGACAAGCTGCCACTGCTGTGGAGTGAAATCCTGGGCCTCATCCAGAAACAGCACCGAATAACCAGGATTACACCCTACCGCTGCTTCCAGCATATCATTAAAGTCCACGACTCCAAATTCATTCTTAAAAGACTCATACGATTCTACAAAATACAAAAATTTGTCGAGTGCTCCAAGATCAGGGCTCGTCATATACACCTGGCGATAATCTTGATTGAGAGTCGCTCTGGCGTAATTGTACAAGGAAAGGTAAAATGCACCCTCTGGCAGCGACTGCATATCTTCATCTTTTCGTAGACTCAGCTCTATACCAGACGCGGAAGAAAATTTCTTAGCCCAATCGTGATCAATAACCCTCTCAGAACTGATATCGGCCAACCTGTAAGCCAGCGAATGCAGTGTTGAAGCATTTTTTGATAAAACTGGGTCAACTCTAGAAGCGATCTCGGTAGCTGCTGCTTTAGTAAACGACACGATACCAACCATAGCTGGCTGCACTCGCTTGGTGGTTTGCGCAACCCGCCGCACCAATTCGCGAGTCTTCCCGGTGCCGGGCGCACCATATATGACCGTACTTTTCATGCTATCACCTATAAAAAATACCCTGGCTGCCGAAACAACCGAAACAGCCAGGGTCAATGGGGAGTATCTTACATATCGGCTGCGGAAGCGGTTTCATCTACTCCACGATCAACACCAACCGAACCGGACGTTATCAAATTGTACACATTTTCAGCATATTCAAATTGATGCTCATTGACAAATCCCTTTGATGACACTCGCAGATTGAAATAATCCTGGCCCATGTTATTTTGAGATGCAACACCCTGTATGATATAACTTCGAGAGAAGCGCGGTCCGCCACTCATCCTTACTAGAGCATTCCAATCGCGGCTGACTTTAGACTTCGATTTAGCCATACTTAACACTGCTTCTTCGAGTCCGTCCTGTTTAACAATCAAGACAAACTGCTGTGACGTTTCGACATTTTCGTACTCGTCGGGGTTGTCCATCGCAGCCTTTGCTGCCTCGGCATCTTCTCTGGTTTGGTATGAACCACCAAAACCGCCACCGGCGTCAACGTCACGCCAAAGGAGCCATTCTTTCGTGAAATACACCGGAATAACTTCGAGTTCGTCACCGTAAACCTCTCGTGTGACGTTGTTGTATAGCATACCCTCCTCGATACCAGGAATGTAGCTGGCTTCATTTTTCTTTCTAACTTTTGACAGCGACTGCACTATTTCAATCCTGGGAATCGTAATATCACTGTTTTCAACTTGCTCAGACCCCCGCAAATCATTCAAAGACTCTCTCAGAAATGCTGGCACTGACTCTGATTCATTTTTCTTAATTGCCTTACTCATAATGTTTTCCTTTAGTTAATTTAAAATACGCCGGTCTATCCCAGCCGTCACTTCACCCGATGGGTGATCTTGGTGCGAGAAAAAGGGACCACTGCAAATATGCTGTCCGGTATGACCTCTCCCGCCTTGATTCTACGGCGCACTAGAGCTTTTAGTGTGCCAGCATTGATTGTTTCTTGAATTAAGTCCCCGCTGCCAATTTCCATGAGCCAATCAAACTCAGCTTCACGGTCTAACACCTTGAGTCGGATGTCATCCTCAACAACAATGGTGCCAACCCCGTCGACTTTCGCGCTGCTCATACCACTGTCGTCTAGCAATTTAGGCGTCACAGAAAACCGCAGCCGATCATACATTTTGCCCATGTGCGATTTGACAGCATCCAATTCAGTATGCAAATCCATAAACGACGCCTGGAGTTTAGCAGCCTTAGCCAGGCCCATTGCATCCGTGAAATCTGAATCAAACGTCGCTTCCTCGATGAATTGCAACACCCCCGCCTGCACTTCTGCCGTTCTCCTCAATTCAGCCAAGCACCGCCCAATACTCTCCAATCTTTCATCAATCTCATTCATATATCTATCCTCTATATTAAAATGTAAAAACAAACGAGTTGTAACACCCTCGCATTTTGTCCCAACTTAGTATATTAAAGCCGCAATCTGCTTTCTCGCGAACTTTGTGGAACACGTACCCGATAACAACCGGGTTGCCAGTCAACACCAAAGAATCTGTCGTGGGATCGAATGCTGCCGCAGCTCGGTCAATCGCCTCAATAATGCCAGGGTTGAGATGGCTATTTGCAAGCGGCTTGAATTCGTCAGCAGTCATAAAATGCACTTCTCCGAATCGTTCAGCATCGGAATAATCAACATTCCTTGCCTCCTGTGCCACCCAAACAATTGGCTTTTTATCTGTCATGCTTTATCTCCTATAGATTGCAATTTTACTGTACTATTCGATCACCGTCAATGATCATTTTGAATAGCGTATAAGCTGTTTTTAATAAATGTCGCCAAATCTTGTTTCTTCTCTAGTGCTTCCAACACCTCACCGTCTTTAGTAGCTTTGCACACGAGATCAATGTATAACACATTGTCACTCTGCTGGCCAATCCTGTGTATTCGATCTTCAGATTGCTCGCGATCTAGAAGCTTAAACGAATTGCTATAAAATATCGCCAAATCCGAAACCACCAAATTGAGGCCTACACCACCACTTTGCTGGTTAGAGACGAAAAATCGAGAGTGGCCACCATTGAAGTTATCTACCGATTTCGTGCGCGACTTCGTGTCTAGGCCTCCATGATATTCACAAACTGAGCTATCACCAAATTCACGACGAAGTGCATCACTAATCATCTCAATCTCTTTGCGATACTTGGCCCAAATAATTATCGACCGTTCTGACTCTTCATTGGCAATTCTTATGATTTCGACAATTTTTGGGTTAAGCATTGGGTCAATCAATACGGATGCCTTTCGTTTATACTTGATCGTCTCGTTGCCGTCAACATCACGTTTTACAATTGGCTGTTCCGGGTCGTCATAATTGATAAAACCGCCAGTTATTTGCTGCAATATTCCGTACTTCGTAACTGCGTGTTCGACAAATATCGCCAAATCCGCGCTCGTCGGATTAGATGGCAACAGCAATTTCATCTCCTGGTCAATTGATTTGTAAGCTGCTTTTTGTCCTTTAGACATCTCACACGAAACCATCGTGTAGGTCTTCGGTGGCATATCGGCATCTTTGTCGCACTGATAAACAACAGGTGATATCAATTCAGTGAGTTCGTCTACGTTCTGATAAGTGACAATCTGCTTGTTTTCATATCCACCCATTACGCAATAACGATTTCTAAATGAATAATAATCACCAAACCCAAGTATATTCGGGTCCAGAATTTCGAATTGCATATACAGGTCTACTGGTCCCTGCGTTGTGGGTGTACCAGTCATTATCGACATATATTTGGCAAAAGACCCCAACTGTTTAACATTTTTGGATCTGGTGGAATCATGGCCTTTACACATATGAGATTCATCAACGATTAAGCCTATCTTTTTGTTGTAAATCGCAGACACCACCGCTTCCCAGGCAGTTCCTTTGGACACTCCAACCGACAGAGACTCAACACCCACAATTAAATAGTGTGTGTCGTGCTTGGACGCAAAAATTTCAGCACTCTTTGATGCCCTGGGTCCAGCTTCCACAACATGGACTGGCATATCCTCGACTGGACAATGAATCCCGACTTCTCGGAGCCAATTTTCTTTCAAATTGGACGGGCACACCACCAAAACGACGTCAATTTTACCTTCCAATAATCTGCACGTGTACAGATCAATAGCAGTTTTAGTCTTACCAGTCCCCATTCGCATAAAAAACGCATTTCTTCTTAAATTGTAAGCATGATTCAATGCCTCTTTTTGCTTAACAAACGGCTGAGTTTTAAATACGTAATTTATCGGAAAATCCAGATAAGATACCTGCGTCTTTGCGACTGTTTCCTCACAAACGAGCAGAGCTTCATTCGTTAGATACTGAGCCAAATTTTCCAATAGGAATTTGCAATTGCGATTTAAATTTTGAGCTACCCAAAGATCGCGTCTTCTGTCATAGCGTTTGCTGGGTAGATTTGCAATTAACACGTTTTCGCTGTATGAGCATTCAATAATAAATTTGGCCTTATGATAGCTAATTATCATATTTCAGACTCCATCTTCTTGGGTTGAAGCTTGATTACATTGTCCTCAGATAATGGTACATACCAGACAGCAATCACCCGATCCCGCACTCTGAGCTTATCGTGTTGAACCCCCACTTTCTTAAGGGCAACCCACAAATTTGAACCTTTTAGCTCTTCGCTGCGATTCTTCTTCAAATAATCAATAAAATCTCCACCCCTAAAATAAACGACACGAATGTCGTCTTTTAGCTGAACCACCGGGACGCCCAGTTCTAAGCTTTCTCGGTCGGCAATTCGGTCGCCTGGCGATGCCAAATCTGTCTTGCGAAAGAATTCGAACAGCCTAGACTTAATAAAGCCATACGTACTGGCCTCCTCCGGAGCCTCAATTACCCGCGCCTCGCCCATGATTCCATTTAACATACCCTCCCATTGGTCATTTTTCATCGTGGGAATCACACGAGTAAGATTATCGGCAACTGCTCGACGAATTGATCTGTAATCCATAAGCTCGAGTGTCGACAACACAATTGGCACCTGGTCTACGTGTAGTACCCACTTAACCGGGTCGGTATTGTACTTTTCTAACCTGCCGAAATCAGGCAGAGAACCCACTTCCAATTCACTCTTTTCTTCCGGCGTGATGCCGTATTTTCTCTTGACACATACCGAGCTATTGCAGGAAGACCTACACGGCTCTTCTTTGCACTTGTACCTGTAATCCCTCCTCCCGGCACTGGCGATAGTCTTTTTTGCTTCGCTGTACGGAAGCGGATCCGTGAACACCCTGGCGTTTGCATCCATGGCCTTATCGCGCCAGGTTTCGGGACTGCTCTTCTTATAATAAAGAGTGATATTGTAGAGGGCTTCGTTCCGATGTCCTCGCCCAACCCCATCCGTCAGCATTTTCTGGATACACGGGGGAGCCTCCCCGTACTCTCCGGCTGCTTTCTCGACCAGAGTAGCTGCCTTTACCCTCCTGCTATCTGCGATGTCCAGGAAATGCCCCAGAGAAAGCCTCTGACCACCCTCCCAGCCGTATCGTATAGTATCGTCGCTCTGGAAATTGCACAAATTTAACCAATTGCCCAACTGTCGCTCCCCGTTGGAAGCGGGTAGACTGTCTTGCTTTGGAAATATTTCCACTCCGGCATGACCAATCAATCCGGCCCAATTTTTTAATGCTTTTCTGACTAAAGTCGCCGGTGTCGGGTCCGTCAAAAAAAGATACAAATGTGCTCCACCGGATTTGGACCTGCACAACACAAGCGGTAGATCGTTGTCTCGCACTCTGCTTTCAACTTGTGACAAATCAATATCCGGCTCATCGCCATGTGCGTCAATGTCAATAGCACCAAACCAGCAATTGCCGTCATCCATAATCGGAACAATACCAAGACCACGTGAGCCCTCCAAGTGATTAATGTAATCACTCTCCTCGGCACCACTCTTGATTGTCTCCATTCTTTCATTTTGGGGATGATAAACCCCGTGTGATCTGTTGTTGCCAATGAACAGACGCATAAATCTCTGAACTTCTTCTTCCATGCTAGTATTCTCTATTTGCTATAAAGTAGTAATTTTAACACATTTACCACGTTGAATCAACGACAATTCTGGTCTACAAACCCTCTACACGATGAAACACCCCAAAGCCCTTTTATAACAAGCCTTTTAATTTCTTTGTAGATTTGTTGCAGTTGTTGCAGCTACCTTCATATATTGTCTTTCAGAGACAGTTTTAAGTCTCTTATAAAAGTCAATACGACCAGATGGTTGGCCGTGGTGAGTCGACTTCGTAATCATCTGCTATGTCTAGGTGGATAAAACGTCCGGAGCCTTTCTGCTGCACACCTATGCCAGTAAATAGCTTACTGGCTAGGGCAAGATTTAGCAGAAGTACAGCTTCACCATGGCTGACGGAAATATCCACTGCCAGCCCAAGTGCATGAGTTCCGGCTTTTACCTTTTTCTTTTCGATTGGGTGTGATGGGCATCTATAACCCGAAGATATTATGAAGGGGAAGTCACACATTGTGCGCAGTGCCTGGAGTGCATCGAGAAGATCGCCCGAGATTTCACTGCCGGTCGATTCGCATTGTCCACACTTACAGGCAAATTCTGTGCGCGTAAAATTGCGATATGTAAATTTAGTTGGTGGCATTAATAAACTTACCAACTGCACCTTCGATCTGCTCATCAATAAAATCGTCAACTTTATCTACTGCTTCGTCGGCAATGTCTGCATATTTTGCCGCAATGATTACCGCCTTTTTAACAGCAGCGAATTTTTCATGACCTTTACCCGACTCTGGCAACTGTTCCTCTGCTTCGAGTACTAAATCCTTAATCGAGCCTATCACAAATAACACGAATCTGGCTATTTCAAATGCCAATTTAAATTTATTCATATATTACCTCTTTTTTGGTTTCCTGGTTGGTTTCCTGGTTGGTTTTCTGGTCGGTTTTGCGGGTTTACCGTATGCATTATTCATTTGTCACCAAATTCCATGTATGCTCCAGCAGCAAGTATTGCCAACAGAGTCATTGTAAGAAACCGGGCTGTCGTTTGCCCAATTGTACGTTTAGTATCTCGCCACACTTCAAGTAAGGAACGTATTTCCTTGATGTCATCTCTGGCTTCATCATCATATAAACCGACGTCTTTTAGTGCCTCAGATGCTCCGCGCTTCGCTGCTCGATCAATCAGCAATTCCAATTCCGCGTCAGTCATTACCATTTCACCCTGTTGGACCAATATGCACCAGACATTTTGCCTTTTTGTATATTCTTGGCGTGTCTTGCTTTAAAAGCACGACGCCTGGCTTTGTCCGCATCGCTTTCATTGTCCCTGGGTGGTGACCCTTTGACACCTTGTTGCCCAAATCGAATAAGCTTTGTTTGACCGCCTTCTCTGGCCAGGACAACATGACTTTTAGTTGGATGTCCGGGTGTGCGCTTGGGTTTGTTAAACCCTTCGAGTTTGTGTTTGGTCAACCGTGAATCCTTAGCCATTATCACCTCTAAAAAATTATAACACGGATTAATTCTTCAATCAAATAAAGTTATTTATCTCTTGCCACTTTGCGAGACTTTTCATAAGTTCGCATCCCGCCAAGACCGAGCATCCCGAAAAGTACAGGCATCATGGTTTCCATATCGATCAGATCAAGTTCTAGCTCTAGCCCACCGAACTCTAGCCCCAAATTGATAAACGGAATCAGGATAAAGTTTAATAGCATTGCCAGAGCGCAAACCCACCCAACAGCCGGACGCCACCCGGCAACAAACATAGACGGATGCTGTGCTTCCGTTTTGTTGATTTCCATCTGTAGCATGACCTGCTCTTGCGCTTGCTTGTCAGCCATAGTTGCAATTTCGTGCGCTAGTGCAGCTTTTTGATCTTTATCTTCTATAAACTTGTCTAAAATTCCCGTCACCGGGGCTATTAAACTTTGTGCGAGTTGTAACATCATAAGAAAAACTCCATCATTCTATGACTGCGTTTGTAATCGCCATAGCTACAATAAAAACTGTCGCAACGGTTCCGAGTATTGCCGCCACGTCGATCATTGCCGCTCTAGTTTCTGCTTTAGCCTTGGCATCAGCGATTCTTAAATTCCGTATTTTAGTTCTTTCCTTGAGCATATCGTGCCAGAGATTTGCATTGCCGCTCCAGTAGAACAAATCCTTTAATTCTTTTTCGAGTTGTTGAGCCTTTCTTTTTTGTAGCGTTATCTCAAGAGCCTGACTTTCAACTGACTTACCGCCAAACAACCTTTCTATTTTGCTAGGATTGGTAGCTTTTTGCTCAAGCACACTAACCGTTTCCCGAGCATCCCAGAACTTACTCAAAGCCCTGGTCATATCGCCAAGTTCTTTGCCTTCATTGACCGCTGTTTTCATAAAGCGGTAAGCAGAAGAGCACATCTGTACTGCTGCGATAATCTCTGCTGCCATCAGTAGACCTTTATTCCCTCTTGGGTCGGGTCTACTAAGATCGGTTTGCAATAAGTGATTATACCGATAGACGTGCTTGGCGAACTTCTTTGTCGCAGTTTGGCAGCAAAGCTATTGCAGGTATCGATGCTTCGGAAACACATAGCCTCCGAACAGTTCTCGTTAGCGACCTCTAAACCCGCAATAGTCATGATCAAAACAAAGACGTGAATCACGCATTTACTCTGGAGCGGGTTCGCGGGGGTCTATCCAATCTGGGCATAACTCCCATACGCCATTGACGTAGTTGTACTTGCAGCCGAACCAATCGTCTGGAGCGGTCACGCCTTCAACAATGACCGTATTACTAGAGTTACCATCAAGAATCTTAAAGTGATAGCCTTCTGGGTCGCCGACTGTAATGAAATTATCTTCAACCGATATTAACTCGTTATCTTCAAAAAGATATTTTGAACAAGGGTCAGAGTCTGGCTCTAAAAATAATATAGTCTTCATGATTTAACCTTTCACAATAATTTTGGTTGCAGATATTACTGCTCCTGCTAGCACAGACGGGGTATCAGCAGTCACTCCAATTGTTCCGTCTCTTTGAACGTAGGCAGGTTGTCCTGCTGTTAATCCAGTTTGAGCATCGTCTACAGCGCCTACTATCTGAACTTTAGCGGTTGCTCCGTCAGCATAGTCTGCATCAGAAATTCCGATATAATTTGTAGAAGTTAAATTTGTAACATCGTATCCAATCTGGTGAGCCGCCGCATTTTCATAGCCAATAAAGCAATGGCTCTTTTCAACTGGGTCATAAGTCATTCCGTTTCTGCTAGAACTTGAACTATAAAGAACAGCTTCATTATCTGTAGAAATAGCCCCAGCAACATTTGTCTTTAAATAACGCCTGTATGGATAACTGCTTTGACTTAAGTTTTGAAAAACCATATACCAATGGCTCGCATTTGGGTCATAAGTAAGCACAACCGAATTAACAGAGCCATTCGTCCATTCGTGAAAATCTATATTTGAAAAATTCTTGCCGGTTGCGCCACCGCTAAAATAATAGTTTTTTGCTTTACCATTGTCTGAATCGCTTTGCGCCGTCCAAACCACCATTAACTCTGTTTTGTCTGGAGCGTAAGCCATATCAAAATATTCTGGTTGGTCGGCAAAAACCAAAACTTGGTCTACATTTGCTAATGTTGTGCCATCGCTAGAGAATGATTCAAGATAAGCCTGAGCGCCATTAAGAGCTGACCTATACATACAAACAATAAGTTCTTGTTCTGGAATATAAATAGCTTTAAGATCGAATTTAGACTGTGGCTTTAGACCATTTTGAAACGCTATAGGCGTTCCAAATGTTACCGATGTTCCACTAACAGTACCAATTACCGCTTTTCCAAAAGATGAATTACTGTCATCTCTGTAAACAACAACAATTTTATCGTTGTCAGAATCATAACAAACAGACATTGCCACAGAACTAGAAACAAATTCTACCGGAGTTCCAAATGTTGCTGTTCCATTACCCGCTACTGTTGCTATAACACAAAGCCCTGCATTTCCATCATTGTTAGCAGAAAAAACAATGGCTACTTTTGAATTACCTATATAGCAAATTTGCGGGTATCTTCCTTCGCCTCCAGTACCCTGTGACGGAACTTGATTATTAGCAGCACCAGAACTTATTGACGTTCCAGTTACGCTTATTCTTCTGAAAATTGGCACTGTAATATTGTCAGAATAACAAAACCAGATATTACTTGTGTCTGGAACATAACAACTAGATATGTAATCGTTATCCCCTATAGTATTATCAAAAACGTCTGTTGCGCTTCCTGTTGCTTCGGTTTGTTGGTTTCTAACTGTTTTTGAAACTGTACCGTTACTATTAACTACTACTGGGCATCCATTAGTTAATGCGCCAGATGCTGTTGCTGTAATAGTTCCTGTCTCGATTGCAGCCCATGATGCTGTAGAACCATCAGTTGTTAAAAACTTTCCTGCGTTACCACTTTCTGCGGGTAATACTCCAGAGATTTTTGTCCAGTTTGCATCTGCGCTTGGGTCAGTAGTTCCGCTTGTAGCAGTCTCGGCACGATATGTTTGATAATCAATTCCAGAGATAGCCGCATCGCCTTCTGCGTATGCTTGACCGCTTACCCATAGAGCAGCACCAGCAGCATTAGCCGCAGCCGTAGCACTTGATGCCGCAGCACTTGCACTAGCAGCCGCAGCAGCTGCGTCAGCGTTTACTCCTGCAATGTCTGTGTTCATTGCACCGATAGATGTATTTAGTTCACCCTGCATAGTAACCAGAGCTGCAAGAAATGCGTCTGCCCTGGTGATAAATGTAGCCGGGGCGTCAGTTCTAGCTGGCGCTGTTGGCAGTGTGCTTATAGTTGGTATAGTCATTATACTAGCCCTTCAATTTCAAGTGAGCATCTGGAAGTAGTTGGATTGCTGAGAATTATATCAAATTCTCTATAATAGCCGTACACGATCGAATCTCGGTTGTCTTCTTCGGCCACCCAAACCACGGGAGTCGTGCGAAGATCGGTTAGAGTGCTTCGAGTAACACCGAACGCGTCGGTGTTCAACACTACATCCACGTCCAGCTTGTTCGCGTAGGCGCCATCTGTAATCGTTATCCGGCCCTGCGAATCGGTGGCTTTTACCGAATAATCGATAATCGAGTAATTAGCGCCATGTTGCGAGAATCCAAGATCGGCAAATTGTCCGATAATTAACGCGCCACATTTAGCTGTCCCGGTATCTGTGAAAGTCACAGTGATATCTGCGTTTGCATACGGTGGCAGATCAAGAATCGCCAGGCGGTCATCTCGCACGATTGGCTCAAAGAAATAAGCATACCAGTCCTGAATACCAGACGGCGAAATCAGAGAAAAAGTTTGGTCATAAACCGTTCCCTCGACCGAATCAACTACCTCTACCGTTACTGATGCTGTGTTCACGTTAATAAGTGCCAGGGAGTTAATTACTGTCGGCGACTGCAGTACGTACTCCATGCCGCCAGCGTTTTCTGTCTGTTCCTGAACAATCGCATTAAATAGTTTCCAGCGATTTGTGCTCGATACTTCTGTCCAGTTCGTGCCGTCATCTACTGTTGGATCGTTCCCGGCCTGGCTATGAACAGATGAATATATCTTGTGAGTAGCTGTCGCCGCGCCGTTTGCTGTCGTTGTAACCATTACCAGATTGCCAAGGTGATAAGTCGTGCCGCTTAACCACTCGGCCTGGTCTGCCTCCGTTACTGTCGAAGACTGAAATATCGAATCCGTTACCGTTTCCGGTCTGATAATTTTCATTCTATGCCCTCACCGGCGGCAAGCCGTTCTTGTCCCATCGATCATTCAATCGATAGAGCTTTCCAGTATTTCTCGCCACCGCGATCATGACTTCCTCGACACTCTGACGCAGACCGGAAATCTGATCGGCCATGCTATCCGATGATCGTGCTTGCTCTGCCGTCTGCACTCGCTCTCCGGCGTGTAACTCGGCGACAAAGCCATCATGCGGCACAAAATCCAAGCCGCTGCGAAAAGAGCCGTGAGTCATATCATATAATGATGTCTGTAAAAGCGGATGGTTCCGGATTTTCTCCAGGGTATCCGTTCCGTCTTCTCCCAGCTGACCTTCTATTCTTCTATATAGATCGACCAATATGGCTGGCTCAAAGCCCGCCATCCCTTCCGTATCTTCCATGTCTGGCCCAATTAAGCTCATCGGCAAACTGGCATTAAACGCCTCTAGCATCTGTTCGGCTTGAACCGCTGGTGGCAGTTCATCAAAAGTCGGATAATTAGGGCGATTTAGACCGAAAATGTCCCACTTGAAAGCTAGATAAGCAAAAATAGCAGCAGGGCCAAAAGTTTTTAAAGCCGAGACAATCGGATTACCGGCAGCGGCAGCAGTGCCAGCGGCAGTAGTGCTAGCAGTTGTTCCGGCAGCAGTTGTTCCGGCAGCAGTTGTTCCGGCAGCAGTTGTTCCTAGACCAGTTATCTGTGTTGTTCCTGCTAGTATGCCGCTGCCTCCCGCTGTGAATCCTGTTGTTCCTGTTGCTAAACTCGAACTCAAAGCGGCGGTATTTATTGTGCCCGCTAAAGCAGTGCCACCCGCGACAGTGCCGCCTGCTGCCAAAGCAGTGCCACCCGCGACAGCACCACCACCCGCTAAAGCGGTTCCTGCCGCAGTAGTGCCGCCTCCCGCTAAAGCGGTTCCTGCCGCAGTAGTGCCGCCTCCCGCTGCGAGAACCCCGCTGCCGCCTGCTGTAAATCCTGCCGCTGTTCCTGCCGCTGTAGCCGTTAGGCCAGAACCCGCAGCCAGGGCGGTTGCGTTTGTCGTAGCAGCAGCGGCAGCAGTGCCGCCGGTAACTATATTGCCGACTACCGCTGCCGCACTTGATGCCAGCCCGGATATAGAGCTACTAATCGATGAGAATATGCCACTAAACATCGAGCTAATCGACGAACCGATTCCGCTGAAAGTGTTGGTCATTAATTCCATTATCTTAGATGCGGCCCAGTCTGCAAGCATCTTTATAATCATGTTCTTAAACGATGTCGCTATCTTCTCGAAATTAACTTTGCCGTTCTCAAAAGTGTCAACGAAAAACCCAGAGATATTATCTTTCATCCTTTCGTATGCTTTGGTGGCTTCATCAGAGACTCTTTTGGCCTCTTTTTCGATAGCCTTCTGCGATTCGTCGTGCTGCTTCTCCAGGGCTTTGGCTGATTCATTAGCCGCATCAATTGCGTCTTTTTCTGCGTAGAGCTTCTCAGTTGCCGCTACTATTTGCTCGCCCAGTTCTGACGTTGCATCGACTCCGGCTTTCTGTAGATTGTTTCGAATAGCGATTTCCACGTTGCTCATGCTTAGAGCTTCGGTCTCGTTGCTGATCTCGCCGAGCAGTTCTTCCGTCTTAATCCGGGCAGCTTCCGTCTCCGCCGCCAGCTCATTCGCTGCAACCGCTGATTCATCTATTTCTGTCGCGTAATCAGACAGAGATCGCCCAGCGTCTCTATAGTTGTCGTCCGCATCCGAGACTTCATCGTTCATTTTAACGAGCTTGTCGTTTAATTCTTTCACTCGGTCTCGACTAGCTGCGATCGAAGCAGAGTATATATTGGTTCGGCTTTGCCCTGTCTGTAGGCTCGCTAGAGTAGTGTCGAACGTCTCGTTGAACGTATTAATTGCGTCGGTCGGGTTCTTTACCGCAGCGGCGAGAGCAGTCATTCCTGCCACCGCGTCGTTCTTCATTGTGGTGAATCCGCTCGCGACTTTATCAATCGCCCCGGCGAACGACTCCATTAAGAAGATTTTTAGTTCTTCGAATCCGATCTGAATGTTAATCGCGGCTCTCGCCGCTGCGTCCTTCACTTTATCGAAGTTTATTATTATCGCTGTCGCTGCAATAGCGATCGCTGACGCTATAAAGCCGATCGGGTTCGCCATAATCGCAGTATTCAAAGCCAGAACGGCGGTTCTAATCTTTCCCATCCCGCCAAGTATCGCAGAAAAATTCGAACCGACTGTAAATGCTACGAATCCAGCCATCGCCGCAGCCAGGCCAGTTCCAAGCAGATCGAGATTATTTGTAATTCCGACAATTACTGTGCTGGCGGCAGTTATAGCCCCGGCGAATAGATTAATCCCGCCCACGTCACCGATCTTACGGAATAGCCCGGATATATTATCTGACAGATTCGAAAGAAGGCCCGGGAGTGCCGCCATCTGATCTTCCATTGCAGAACCGAACTTAGTTTCGCCGATTCCGAGCAAATACTCTTGAATCTCTGCTGAGTTCTTGCCGATCGTTGTCGTCATGCCCTGAAACGTCAAAGAGACTCGATCGCCCTCTGAACTTGCTTTGATGCCGAACTCTTTTAGACGCTCAAATTCGCCCGTAGAGGCGTCTGCGACTGCTTCGATCATTTGCATCATGTCTTTGCCCATCGCAGCCGACGTATTGCCATACGACCGCAGAGCGCGTTCTGACGGGTCTAATCCCAGTGCCTTGAGCTTAATAAAACCTTCGACCGATTGATCGAGAGTAAATGGAGTCTGAGCCGCAAATCTTTCCAATTCTGAGAATGCGAAAGCCGCGTCTTCAGTGCTTCCGGTCATTGTCTTGAGAGAGCCTTTTAGCTTCTCTGACTCTGTGACCGTCCGGGCGAAACTTGTAACCAGTGCGCCGACGCCGAGCGCAGCCATAGCACCGCCCAGCAGTTTGAATGCCGACGTTGTACTCTTGGCACTTTTCGCCATGTCGTCGTTAGCGGCATTGACCTTCTTGCCCGTCATCTGCCCGGTAGTGCCGAGCTGCTTGATGTCTTCGTTAGCCGCTTTGACTTGTCGAGTATCGACTTTGATTTGTATTGTTGCTAAGTCCATTTTTGTCCTTGATTACGATGCCTCGAAGAATTGATTTCATGCCTGCGGCGATGTCTTTGTTTTCTTCTTCGGTGCGATAGGGCGATTTAACGTCCTGATTATCGTATTTTAACACGCTGCTGGCGTAGAGAGCAGATAGTCGCTTAATCGTTTCAGCTTCCCATCCAGTGAGATGCAAATGTGTTCTCGCCACAAAAGCATCAATCTCTTGCCAAGTCAGCCCATGAACCCCACTACCACTATTGAGTGCTACCCCAATCCTGGTAAGTATCTCTATGATGTAGCCGAACGGCTCAATATCTGGGAACCGTTCGGCTACATCATTACTATCGATCATTTCGATGCGTGATCGTTCTTTGTCTTTAGCGCGGGTCGAGAGCCAGGCCCACTGCTGGACGTATTTTCCCAGCAGCCCCGTTATTTCAAAAAATAACTAGCTCGGTCTCCTGCCGCTTCCATTAACTGTTCAGCTATCCAGTTGCGCTTCTCGTAGAGCATATTGGCGTTCTCTTTGCTGCACTTTAGTGCCGCGCCGTCGAACTCAATATTTTTGCTCCACTTGATCGTACTTTCAGCTAGTATTTCATAGAGAGCTGCTTCGAGAGCCGCATTCGGAATCTTTCGATCCTTGTAGCGATTAGCATTCCTGGTGTTAACTCGCTTGGCGGCGTTCTGCCACGTCTGCGAATCTTTGCCAAGAACCGTAATAACTAAATGCTCGCCTTTGTCATCTACTAGATACTCACCACTGGCCGGATGCTGGAGCTTTACTTCGACTCCCTCTTCCGCTGCTGCTTGCAGGTCAATGTTTGCTAAATCCATAAATCACACCTTAGTTGTTTACTCTATTAAGCTGCCACGTTTACTGGTGCATTCGTTAGTTCTAGTACAATATTGTCTGACTTGATGCTGTCCACGCCGCCAGCGTTTACTTGGTAGCTCATCACCAGGCCAGTGAAATAATCATCTTCGCCGTCTGGATAAGTGATTTTCACGGAAACTTCTGTATCAGTCGCAGCAGCCGCTTTCGCAGCGATTTGACCAGTATCCGCAGCGTCAGCAGCGAATGAGAGAGTAAGAGTTCCGTCATTGATAGAGCCCTTTCGCTTGACCACTCTGCGCTCACCAAGCGGCGAGTGGGTGATTAAGTTATAAACTGAGCCGAATGCTGGAATCTCGGTAATTTCGCCAACGGTGGCGTATGTTAGAGCCTCGAAACCTGCTTGGTCGTATGTAGCGGGAAGCCCTGAGACGATACCCAGAGTAGTGCCCGCAGATGTTTGAATAGCCATGATTAATTCCTCATTTAATTAATTGCTTGCTGCTTTGATATTCTTAACCAACAAGCGGTTAAAATTTTGCACGTTTTTACGTACCATACCATACGGAGCCTGTATCGAATAACCGTCCCGAGTGATTTTCGGGCCACCTTTTTGGTCCACATTGGTCTTAAAAGTGGTTGGGTATTCGCCATACTCCAGGACTCGTATATATGGTAAATTATTGGTCAAAAAGAAAAGATCACCGACCGCCACACTTGCCGCTTGGTTGACTGATGCAATGGCTTTGGCTTGACCACTCCTCTTGCCTGTCACAAAAACTTCCCCAGTAGCCCCGCTACCGACGGATGCTTGCCAATTACCACGAGCGCGTCCGGTATCTGCCGGGGTCTCTTTGATAATCGCCGTACTTACTCCGAAAAGAGTCGCTCTAATGCCTTTATTCAGCACATGATCGATCTTTTTTTCGATCTTTTTCCAGTCAGATTCCCAAGTCATACTATTGCTCGCCACTCGATAGAAACTGGAATTGAATACCTGTCCTCAATTTGAATTGGCGAGCCAACCCGAGATGACGTTACTTTCACCTTTATTGAATTGTACATGTACTCAGCACCACGCGGAAAATGTGCACTTACCAATCGTGCTTGCTCTTGCCCTTCAAATCGACGCCCACCGCGAGCACTCAAAACCGTAACCTGATATAGACCTTCATAATCATCCGCACTACCGTGGGCAATGCCAACCGGGTCTTTGATGTTAGGTAGAAAATTTTCGCGCAAATAAAGCGTTCCTGTTGTTGGCGTAAATGCAGCATTTTCGTATGCTATGGCGGGGAGTCCTTCCGATTGAATCGCCTGGAGCCTCACCGATAACGCCGTGTTTATGTCTTTTTCTGCCGCACTCATATTCTGATCTGCAATTCGTACATTATGTTTGTTCCAGCAGGGTTAACAGGCATTACTCTCATCACCCTCCAGGTTTCGCTATTTACTGTTGCCTTCCAGCCCACCTGTGGTTCCGTAGCAACATTATCGACCAGCAATTTCAGATCAGATTCAATAATCGACTCACCATTTAATTCCACGTTGGTATAATTTAATGCTACACCAAACCCGGCCACTGTACTTTCACTTGCTGGCGTCGTAACAACACCCGTGGCCGGGTCAATGGACTCCCCGGCTTCATATCGAAATGTTATAGCCTGGCCATTACCTTTGAGTAATCGGGCAGCTGTGGACTGTAGAGATGTGTAATTAATGCCCATGCTACCCCCGAATCGTAGCTATGTTGTTTCCCATCGAGCCAGAAGTCACCAATTTGCGCATTGCGTTACCGATGCTGCGAATGACCGTAGAGATAGAAGCGTTGTCCATATACTCAACTTCTAACACATCTACTTTCTCGCGCTTCACCGCCCGATCTACTGTCGAGAGCGGATCATTGCCAGCCATAATAGAAACGGCAATTGTTATCTGCGCGTCTTTAACCAGCTTCGGGATGGCATCTGAATCTGTCAAATAGCCATCTACATATAAATCAGAACGCGGAAACTGGAGCGGCTGGGTCTCGATAAACTTAATACCGCGAAAAGGCTGCTGCTCAAAATAGTCCATCGACAAAATAAGCAACTCCGATTCATCACCATAAGTGCCAGAGATCGTAATGTTTCGATCAGCACAATACTGAGTGAACTCGGCAGTAGTGACGTAGCTATTCGCGTTCGCGACTATTGAGCCGTCTTCGACGATAATGGTAGCCATTTAGCTCTCCGCTTTAGCCTTGCGAGTCTTCTTCGGTGCTGCCTTCGGCTTGACCGCTGGCTTTCCACCAAATAGCGTCATTGTCTTTGAATCGAAATCCGATTCGTTAATAATAACTTTTTGACCACCCCGGTCGATAAGCACTGTTGGGATTGTTGCCATACTATCCTCCTTTTTAATGATGCGGGACGCCCGAAGACGCCCCGCGATCACTTTTAGACTAGCAGTTAGCCCAGCAAGATGCCGATATGCTCTGGCTTGATGGCTGCGACGCCCCAAGCGAGTGCCACTTCGAAGTGAACCTGTCTGTACTCTTTGTACATAGACACCTCGAAAGTAATACCGGAACGCGGATCAGTCATAAGCATCACGTCTTCAGCGAGATCGCCTTCAACTGGACGAGCCGGAGCGCGTGTTACAAGAACGATCGCGTCGCGGTTGAACGCCATGTTGGCAGCGTAAGCATTGCCGACTGTCATTGCTACACCATCAGCGAGAGATGCTTTCAAGCCGGGAGCTGCGAGAGTCACAACGCCGCCAGTGAGAGCAGTTTCGACGACGTACTTGTTCGCGTCACCTGCAAAAGTCACCACGTCACCAGCGAGAACTGTACCAGTGCCGCCATCGATAGTGATAGCAGTTGCGCCTACCGCGTAAGTGCCGTCTGTGATGTAGCTTGCGCCAGTGCCCTTCGTGTGAGCATTGATTTGTGCAGACTCGCGGATATCCATGCCAGCAGTCGAAAGCATAACGCCCTGACGTAGCATAGAATCGTTGCCCTGTACGTCGATGCGGCTTTGCAGACCAAGCATAGAAGCGCCAGCCGCAGAGCTTACAATTAACTGATTACCAGTCAACGGCGAGCCATTATCTTTGAGCAGCTTGAGAGCGAAAGACGCATCGCTGAAATCACCAGCAGTGCCGAAAGGCGTAGTGCCGGGAGTTCCGTATGCGTTCGAAGCGGATGAATATAGAGCTGTTAGATCAGATTCGACCTCATTCGTCAGAGTACGCATCGCCTGGGCGAATTGATTCTGTAGAATGCTATTGTATCCAGGCCCAGTATTTAGACCGCGCTGCTCTTCGCCGTTGTAGCGAATAGCCACACCGCGAGACTTTGAAATACTCAAAGTTTTATTGGTGATGACTTGATCGCCAGTGTCGGGAGCCTTCTGCGCTGGAGTAATATCAGCAGCAGAGGAGCTTGGAGCCACTGCGCTGCGAATTGTTTGACCTTTGGCAGCACGGTCTGCGTTAGCATCGAGTGTCACCGCCGGGATCATACCAACCAATTCACGCGAAACAGTGTCAAGTGCTTCGTATAAATCAGGAGTTAAATTTGTTAAAGTATTAGCCATTGTTAGTACCTATTAAGTTAGTCAGAAATGATACCACCGTCTTTGATAAACGCCATTCTTTTGTGAGCGGCAAGATTATCAAAATCGGATCGATTTAATTGTTTCGCAGCCCCGCTGCTGTTTGAACTTGTAGCACCACCCCCGGTGGCACTTGAGCCGTCAACCAAGAACGGAAATTCTTTCGATAAATGGTCCATAATTGCCGAGGAATCTACTTCCACTCCACCCACTAAAAACTGGACCTTCTCACCATCGTGCCGAGCATACTTACTCGCATAATCGGCCAATACTTCCGCTCGTTTGGCGTCCGACTTCGCTAATTGCGAGCCGATACCGCGAGCGGCTATGCTGATGTCTTTTTGTTGTATTTTTGCCGTGAAATCCTGCAACTCTGCATCCTTCTCCGCCAGCTTCGCTTGAGCCTGTTCCCAGAGATTTTTGAACTCGCCTTTTTCCTGGGCTGTGTCCATTTCCTGTTGCTGTTTCTGCGACTCTAATTCTTTGGCGCGTCGCTTCGCATCTTTCGCCTCGTCCATCAACTGCTGAACTTTGCTTTTTAGTCCGGTTGTGTCCTCCGGTTGCGGAATACCATCAACTCTTAAGATAAATTTATCACCTTCTTGCTCGTACAGTGCCTGTATTGACTCGTCGAGCTCGGTTATATCTTCAAGTGCATATTGTAAACTCATTCTCTTCTACCCCGTAGATTTATGCTGCCCCGCAGCGTTCCGTAAATGATAACACCGCACAAATGCCCGTGTCAACCCCAAAATTCAATCCTCCAAAATACCAAGCCCTTTCAAGCTTATTGTATTTCCATCATTTAAATCGACAAATTGATCAAGTGTAAATTTTCCGGATCGAAATAAGTCACCACGCGTCTTCCCCAACACATCATCCTGGAATTCCGCAGATTGATCTCTAAGCCATCCGCTGTATGTGCGTTTCGCAGATACTGGCCCCTGGATACTAGCCCGAGTTCCCTTAAGCCCACCTTCTTGATATTCATCATTTAGCACCGGGATGCGCAGAGATCGGCAGTTCCAATGACGCGGAGTAGATGGCGGCTCGTCGAACCCGAGTATCTTGCCGTCCAGTGCTGCACAACCGACAGTCGTGCGACTATCGAGAACCGAGACATACTCTTCGCCCTTCATAATATCGTCATTCGCCCGATTTACTGCCGAGCGAGCTTCTGATGAGATGTGATTGACGCTGGTACGAACCAATGCCTCAGCCTGGCGTTTGTGCTTCTCAGTAATCCCCACGATGTTCCGGGTAAGTGATTGAACAGTTTCGCCGTCGACCATACCGCGCTGAATCGTTCGAGTGATCTCTGCTGCTTTGTCTTTCGAAAACTGCGTCGCCGCTTGGCTCAGTGTTAGCGACTGAACTGTGCTGCCCGCTTTACCGCTGACAGCAAGCTGCATCGGTCTTTGCGTTACCAGTGCTCGCAGCTGCTCAGATGCTGGAAGAGCTACTGAAACAGTTGCCGCAGTGTTTAGCGTCTTGACGGCAAACGCCGCTTCGTATTCTGCGAAGTCCATTGCCCCATCTGTTAAATTGGCGCTGAGTTTCGCTAGTCCTTCCTGCTGCAACTGAACGATTCGATTTAGCTTGCGATTGAGCGTTCGACTTTCTGCCAGGCTTTTCACGGTCTTGAGCTGGCGAAGAATTTCAGCCTGAGCATCATCGAGATACTTAACTAAATCCTTCACCTGCCCGCCCGCGTATCGCTGGACGTATATCTGATGCTTGATTCCAGCATCCAGCAGAAAGTCGTTTGCACTCATTTAGATAGGCGACTCTTGAGTGATATCGGAAAGAATGTCTTCTGCCGTACCTTCGGATTGAATCCACCCGGCATCCATTAGACGGCGAACGATGTCGATCTTCGGCATCACCCCAGCGTCGTTGCCTTGAATCATTGCCATGATCTCTGTCGCGGCAATACTGTCCTGCCAGAAATCAGAATTTAGCTCGAAAATCAATTCGGAATCAGTGGTTGTGATAAACGAACGGCAGTCTTCCAGGACTTTACGAAAAGATTCGCTGATGTTGCCAACCAAAGTATCAAGCATTGAATTTTCGGACGTTGCTTGCAGCCGAGCCTCTTCAGCAGTACGCTGTCCAGTTTTGGTGATAATCTTGGCCCCGATTTGGACCATCATATGTTCTTTGTGTTCCATCTCGCTTCGCATCGCACTCGACGCATTAAGCTGCAATAATTCCGCTTTGCCACCTTCGGAAAGAATAAGGCCTGAATTTTCGCCGACTGTGACGCCGCCTGGGTTAAGTGACTGGAAAGCCTCCGGGCTCATGTCAGTAGATACAACTAAAGTACCACCACCATGAATAGAAAGGTTGTTTTCATAATCCGCTGAATTTCGGAAATGTCCAATGTTGATCCTGGCGATATCGTAAAGCACTGGTTCGTCAATGCTAGATAAATTATCTCGTGAGCCAATAAAGCAGAACGGAATATGTTCAAATGCAAGCCCACTAGCCCCGCGCACCACCATTTCTTCAGTTATCGGATCACCCGCCTCGTCATACAACTGCTGCGTATACTCATAAGAATCATTTAGTCGTAACACACGATAACGATCTTCGTAATCCCAGGTGAACTCGTCGTAGTGAACCGGCGAATTTTCCTTCAACACTATCATACCGAGCTGTTTTTTACCATTCCTGACGTGAACGTGCCAGTTAATAATCGACTCGGCAGTGTATGTAGCAATGTGTGGTTGTAACCCCATACGTCGAACTTGCTCCGCAGTAAGATTTTCGTCAACCGACGGATAATCGGCGAGCAATCCGAATCTCCCAGTCTCGAGCACTTCGTCCGTCGCTAACTTTGCAACTTGCTCAATTGATTGTCCAGCCCCGTCCGCATTGTCCAACATGAATTCCATGTCCGGCGGCAGCTCGATGCGAGGCGGCAGACGGAATATCGCACCCTTCAATCCCTCTCTGGTCCGTCCAGTGAAATTCGTATAAATGGCTTTTTGGATTCGTTGGTAGTACTTGTCCTGGTCTTCATGCGATCGACGGGGTATATACTTTTTTGCTGCTTCGAGAGTTACACCCTTTGCGGCATCACGAGTTAACTCCCAAATACTAAGATTTTTCTCATAGCTCGGTTCAGTTTGAGATACTGGCATTTCTTCACCTATATACTAAAATTAATTGGGATATGGGCCACTGGCTTGACTATCGGCATCTCGTACGCAACCGGATAAGTCCCGGCGTCGGTAGCGTGATCTAAGCCTGATTTTTTATCTGGCTCGCCGTTGTTGTCGTAGGCCAACTGCTCCACAGATTTGGCAAACATTTCACACTTTCTGTTGTTGATTCTTAAATAACCACGATCAAACGCCGCATTGGTCGCCATTATGCGATCTTTTACAGCAGGATTTGCCTTTTTAGCCCGAATCGTAAATCCGGCTTGCTCTAAAAGCGCGATGTCAGAAGTGCTGGCATTGACCGTTTTCCTGGCTCTGCCGGAAGCATCCGGGTAAACATAGATTTGATGACCAACATATCGTTCAGTAATAATTCGCACCATTTCCGGCGTGTCATACATATCTATAAGCTCGTCGACGGCATGCCACTCTTCACCACGGCAAACGTACACAATGGCGCATTGCCTGGTGACATTAAAATCACAACCAATAAAGAGAGGTTCCCCCGGCTGTATTAATTCATCCGATGCATTGGCCGCTCTATCATATGAGCTAAAGACCGACCCCTGGGTTAAGTTACAAAATTCACCCATTAAATAAGCATCAATCAAAGACTTGGGGTAAGTTTCTATCAATGATTCAATGTAATCCGGCGGCAAATACCTCTCATTTTCATAAGTCGAAGCCTGGACCATGGAATAAGACTCGGTGGGCTCTTCCGCAAATGTTTGATACGCAAATTTATACCCTTCCGGCGTCGTAGTAAGGCCAACACCATTAACAACACCATCTACTACGAAACGCAGCCGAGCAATAATCATTCGCCAGGCGTGTTTGGCCTTTGTCATTGGTAATGTATCAATTTCGTCAACCATGGCTCGAGCAATTTTGAAACCGATAATTGATGAAGGCCTGTCCATTGATCTGCAAATTATGATGCCATAATATTTGCCGTTGTTATACAAATGCACTTCTTTGTTACCCTCTTTTATTTCAACTGTCATGCCCAGCGAATGGCATGCTTCCTCAATAGTCGGGTAAAAAATATCGCGAATAGATGAATAAGTGGCCCCAAAGTAACCCTGCGGAAGACCTGGATTTGATAAAGCAAAAAGTGCCAAATCTAAAGCCCCAACATATGTCTTGCCCGAGCCAAATCCACCAACATAAGCCCGGAATTTTGTGTCAAGCTCATTTAAAAACACGTGCTGCGGATAGGACAAATTCAAATTGGCCTGTGGCAACACCTGTTCTTGTCTTAGTCCATTGTTGGTTTTCATTTGCCCTTCGTTATTACAATATCTCTGGTGGCTTCGGCAACATTAAATACCGGAACCACCGGGCTAGGCAATCTTGTACCACCATCCCCGGGCATAACACCCTCTAACAAACCTAAAATCTTAGCCTTGCCAAGAGTAGATGCAACCATCACCTTGGGATCAAGCTGATCTAGTGCCACCTGACGAGCCTCTTCGAGTTCTAATAAAAGATCGGCAGCAGTGATGTTTACGAGTTCTCTAGTTTTATTTTGCAAATGCTTTATATAATCCTGTACGCGTTGTTTTTTGTAGGTTACGGTGTATGCTCGTTGTAAATTCTTATCATTGGCATATTTCGCAGTGAAGGCAGATTTCCATGCTTCGGGCCAGGCGCAATGATTTGATACATAATATTGACACGCAGCAATTTCTTTAGGCGTAACACCCAATCTATCCTCCACACTTGCGAAATCAGAATGGCCATCAATAAATAAACCCTTTGTTTGTGTTTCGGTCATGATAGCAGTTTAACACGAAAGCACATCAGCAATCAACTAATCATTCCCATATGATGCTTTTTGCAATTTTGTGTTGCAATTTTATTTTTTATAAAAGACTTAAAACTGTCTCTCGAAGACAATATTCTAAAACGCGGCAACAGCTGCAACAAATCTACAAAGAATTTAGAAATACCGTTATAAAAGGGTTTTGGTGTAGAGGGGTGTGTAGAATCGAGGTGTGTCTGCCTACTACGAGGTGTCGCTCAAAGTATATGTTTTAAATCTTTGTGTTGGATTTTGTGGTCATCATTGTCAATGGTGAGATAGGAAATACCCTCCTTGGTGCCGGACGCCCCAGCCTCGATTTTGGTTATAGAACCGCCCGAATCCAAAAATGCCTGGGTGTCAACCTGGAGTTGTAGACGTAGAGCTTCCTTGCTCTTGGCTCTCAACTCTTTCGGTGAAGTAACGGTATAATAACCACTATTCCGCATAATCACCACAATCAAGGTTGAGATTTTTGTAATTGGGCCACCCAAGATCCATATTAGTAGAAATACCCAGGCACACCATCTCGGCATAGAGATCAGCCTCGATTTGCTCGACTTCGGACGCCGGTGCAAGAACCAAGACCGCAAATACAACTGTCAACCCTAACGCGATCAATATCCTATTCATTTTGCTGCCCCTTGTCTTTTCTGTATTTCAGCGCAAATCGCTGCGCTGTTGGAATTCCATCTGGCATTGCTTCGTTTACTTTTATTAAGTCATTCATAGGGTTTTAACTCCTTTGATTTAAAAAAATTAATTTATTTCTTCTATTCACTACTAACGGTGTCCTTCTGGTTCAATGTTACTAAATTGATCTCGCGCCAGCTCTATAAGATTCGCTAGCGACTGAGACGTTTGCGGAGAGATTGCTGTTTTC